AAGAAAGAGACCAATGCACATGATTGATATGGCATCGGAGACTGAGGTTGCGTTCGGCATCTCTGCCACGCTCTCCGGCGTTACCCCGGCCAAGGGCAACATCGTTGACCTGACGGATTTTGGCGCGGCCACGTTCTGCTACCAGACCGGCGCTGTGACCGACGCAGGCGGCGCGGCGGGGTTTGCGGTTGAAATCCAGGAAAGCGACACCACGGCGGATGCGGATTTTACCGCTGTGGCGGATGCGGATCTGGCAGGCGGCGATGAAGCCGATCTGACCGTGACCAGCGACGATGACGACAGCAAGGCCATCGGGCGGCTGGGCTACATCGGCAACAAGCGGTATGTGCGCGTTGTCGTGACCGGCACGACCGGCACCGATGCTGTGGTCAACGGCGTGTGGGCGCTGCAAGGCGCGCGCTATGAGCCGACCGCCGGCGCGGCTGACAACATCGCCGCAACGTGAGTTTAGGTGACGGGCGGCACGTTCCGCCCGCATCCTAAGCCTATGGAGGCGCGACATGGCTACCCTTTCCGCAGATATTTTTGCCGTCCCGGATGGCGAGGTTTACCCGCGATGGTTCCGCTCCGGTGAGGCTGTGACCGGCGCTGTTGCTGAGGCCGCAAAGGCGCAGGGGAAGCTGGCGCAAACCCCGCGCCGCGCCCCGCGCAACAAGGCCGCGCGTCCGCCTGAGGTGAAAAATGACTGACGGCTTTCTGACCCGCGTGGCCGCGCCTGCCGTGCCGATTGTGTCAACCGCTGACGCAAAGTCGTTCCTGCGCGTTGATCTGTCCGAAGATGACAGCCTGATCGACGCCTTTGTCCAGGCCGCGACGGACCATCTGGACGGCGAAAGCGGCGTATTGGGCCGCGCGCTTATCACGCAAACGTGGCGCTACACCCTGCCTGCAGCACCGGCTGGCGATAGGGTGTTCCTGCCGCTGCCTGTGGTGCAGTCTGTTTCGGCGGTGAAATACTATGACACTGACAATGCGGAGCAAACGCTAGCGGCGGATCAATACAGGCTGCTGACAAGCAACCTTTCCGCTCATATCGAGTTGGTGCGCGGCGCGAATTGGCCGTCCGTTTATGACCGCTCCGACGCATTCTGGGTTGAGTATGTGACGGGCTATGGTGACGCGGCGTCTGACGTGCCGCAGGCAATTCGCACGGCGGCGCTGTTGATGGTGGGTCAATGGTATGACAACCGCATGGCCAGTGCGGAAAAGGTGTTTTCGGAATTGCCGTTTGGTGTGCGCGCGCTGTTGCTGAATTATCGCGTGGTCAAGGGGCTGTTTTGATGATCGGCAAGCTGGATCAGCGCATCACTCTACAGGCTGTTTCGACTGCCAGCGATGGCGGCGGGGGGCTTGTGGAAACGTGGGCGGATTTTGCCAGCGTCCCGAATATGTGGGCGCAGGTTATTCCGCGCGCAGGCAAAGAGGGCGAAGACGGCGGCGCAATCAACGCAAGCGGCACTTGGTCATTCATCATCCGCCACCGCGACGATGTGACAGAGCGTGACAGGATCGTGTGGGGCGGCGAGCCTTACAATATCCGCCGCGTGGCCAGATCGTCGGGGCGGGGCCGCGATGCGTATCTGACCATTGACGCAGAGCGGGGTGTGCCGCAATGAGGGTGGATATGGAGCTTCGCGGCGTTGAGGATGTGGACCAACTGCTGAGCAGGATTGCGCCAAACCACGCGCAGAACATCATGCGCGCAACGGTTCATGACATGGCGCGCGAGGTGGCCAAGGACGCGCGCGCGGAGATGCCCAGTGATGAAGGCGACCTAAAGCGCAGCACCAAACACAAGCGCGAGAAAGTCAGGGACGGCAAGGTGCAATCGACCGTGCGCGTCAATCGCCGCGCGTTCTACTGGCGCTTTTTGGAATACGGGCAGGGTCCGGATGGCGTGGAATACGCTTTTTTCGCAAAAGCGGTTCAAAAACTGCGGGGGTCATGGACTGAGCGTTTCTTGCGCTCCTTTGTGAAAAAGTTTGAATCCACGCTGGCCCGGGCGCGCAGGAGGCAGGGCGGATGAATTACGATTGGGAGGTTCAGTCCGCGCTGTATCGAATGCTCAATAGCTATACGCCATTGACGAACATCGCGCCGGTGGTGGATTTTGGGCGGCGCGTTGATGACGGCAGCACAATCTTTCCCTATGTGGCGATCGGCACAATCATCTTGACGCAGTTTGACACTGACAACACGAATGGTTTCGACATGCTGGCGCGCATCCACACCTGGAGCGATAGCGGTTCCGCCAAGCAATGCCGGATTATCCAAGGGCATATCTACAATCGCTTGCACAAGGACTATTTGTTGTCTGCTGCATTCGACAGCGTTTTGATGTATCGTGACGGAACAGACGTTATGCAGGACGCTAACAGGACGTTTCACGGGGTTTGCGAGTATCGCGCAATCCTTGATCTTGCTTAGGCCATAGGAGGCAATCATGGCAAAAGGTGCAGGCCGCGCGTTCGTGGTCAAGAAGGGTGGGACGGCCATTGCGGCGGTTCGCACAAAATCGGTGACATTCAACGGGACGCTGATTGACGTGACCAGCGACGATGATGACGGCGACGTGACCTATCTGGCGGATGAGTTTGCCAGCAAGTCGCTGGAAATCAGCGTGGGCGGGTTGACGGATGACGACGTTCTGTCTGATCTGGCGTTTTCCACAACCGACAGTGACAAGCACCTGTCTGACATCACGCTGGAGCGCCCGAATGGTGACGCCATTTCAGGCACGTTCATCATCACCAGCTATGCAGAGAACGGCAGTTACGATGGCGCGGTGGAGTTTACCGCAACGCTGGTTCGCTCCGGCGCGCATACGTTCACACCGGCAACGTGAGGTAGCGCGTGAAAGGTTTTGATGATGTGACGCTGGGCTGGCGCGGTGAGGAATACACCGTGCCAGCGGATCAACAGCTAATGCTGATTGCCCGCGTTGAAGACGCTTTGGAAATGGGCGGCAATGAGCGGGCATTGCATGTGCTGCTGAGGCCTGGCGGGCCTTCTCATACGCGCTTGGCCCGGGCGTTCGGCGCGGCGCTGCGGTATGCCGGGGCGCAGGTGACAGATGACGAGGTGTATCTGTCCATCCAGTCTGATCTGGCCGATGGCCGCACCGATGCTGCGGGGGCGGCGCAGGCGGCTATACTGTCCCTGCTGGCAATCATTTCACCGCCAGTGGCGATGAAGCTGGCGGTCGCTGCTGAGGGAAAGCCAAGCCCGGAGGCGACCTAGACGCGGGCCTTATCCGCACACTCTATGGCGTCTTGGTCGGGGCCGGATGGGTGTCGCCTTCGGAGTTTTGGCGGCTATCGCCGGGCGAGGTGTGGTGGGTCATTGACGCCAAGACGCCACGCGAGGTGAAAGAAAAGAGCGAAGGCATGGCCGAATTGCGGCAGATGCTAAAGGATGCGAGGGCGCGCGATGGCGGGAGTAGTCGGTGATATTTCGGTGCTTGTCGGGGCGGATATTACCGCCCTGCAACGCGCCATGCGCCAAGGCACGGGTTCCGTTCGCGGGTTTGAAAGCTCGTTTGGTCAGGCTGCGGCGCGGGTTGCGCGGGCTGCGGCGGGCATAGGCGCGGCGGCTGCTGCGGCGGCAGGCGCTGTGGCAGTCATGGCGGCAAACGCGGCCAATGCCGGGGCGCAGATCAGCCGATTGGCGCAGGTGTCGAACACGTCCACGACTGAATTTCAGCGGCTGGCGGCGGCGTCTGCCACGGTTGGAATTGAGCAAGACAAGCTGGCCGATATTCTCAAGGACGTGAATGACCGCGTGGGCGATTTTATCGCCACGGGCGGCGGGCCAATGGCGGATTTTTTCGAGAACATCGCGCCGCAGGTGGGCGTGACGGCGGATCAATTCGCGCGGCTTGGCGGGCCTGAAGCGTTGCAGCTGTATGTGACAAGCCTTGAAAAGGCGGGTGTAACGCAGGCTGAAATGACCTTTTACCTTGAAGGAATGGCGTCTGACTTAACCGTCATGCTTCCGTTGCTGCGCAACGGCGGGGCGGAAATGAGTCGCCTTGGCGATGAGGCGCAGCGCGCGGGGCGCATTCTAAGCGATGACGCCATTGAAGGCGCAGTTCAATTGAACCGCGAGATGAACGCGCTTACTGCCACAATCAGCGACAAGTTGACTAAGGCAATCCTTGATAACAAAGACGAATTGCTTGCGCTTGTGAACTTCATTACGGAAACGGCGATTCCGGCGATTGGCACCTTGATAACAAGCATTTCGCGGGCGGTTGAGCTTTACAACGTGGCGCGGGGGATTGGCGACGGCGGCGGCGTTGCTGAGCCCACTCAGGATGAAAAAGAGCGGGACGCTCAGACAATCAAGCGTCAACCAGGTGAAGGCGATACTAGCGGCACCGGCCTTGTGTATTTTGACCCTGAAACAGGCGAGATTAAAGAATACGGGGATGACACGCCTGAAATCCCTGGAGTAACGGTTCCTGCGCCTCCACCGCCGCCAGAAAAGCCGGAAAAGCCTGGAACGCCAGCAACAACCGAAACCGGCGTCAGCGGCGGGGCCAGTGGTTCCGGCTTGTCGCGCGATGATTTTGACGTGCTGCGGCAACGCTTCGCGACGGAATACGAAATCATGGCGGAGGAATACGAGCGGCAACAGGCGCTGCTGGCGGAGTATCACGCGGCGGGCATTGCGTCCGAAACGGAATACAAAGAAGCGATGCTCCGCTTGGAAGAGGAGTATGGCACTCGGAAGCGCCGGGCCGTCATGGATGACCTGTCCGGCTTGTCTGATCTGATGCAGGCGGAAAACGAAAACCTGTTCAAAATCGGCAAAGCGGCGGCGCTGGCGCAAGCGATTATCAATGGCCAAGAGGCGGCATCGGCCGCTTGGGAAAAGGGTATGGCGGCAGGCGGCCCTCCGCTGGCGGCGGCGTTTACGGCGGCGTCACTGGCCCGTACTGGCGTTATGGTGAGCAGCATTGCCAACACCTCTATCGGGGGCGGTGGCGGCGGGTCCTCTGGCGGTGGGGCGGCTGCGGCACCGGCGGCTGCGGCATCGCCCATGGAAGTCAACCTGCGCACGGTGGGCAGCGGCGATTTTATCCGGCGCGGGGATCTGGGCGATCTTCTAAACCAATTGCAGGATGAGGCCGGGGATCGTGGATTGAGGATCACATACGCATGACCATTTACACGACGACAGCGCGCGCCAATGGGCTGGCCGCAGTAGGGCAGGAAAACAACCCATTCGTGACCGGCGCACAGCCAAGCGGCACCTATTCAACCGGCAACGGAACGGAGGTTTCTGCGGCGGATAACGCGGTCACGGGGGATACGTTTGACTACTGGACCGCCACGCCTGACGGTTCCGGTTTTGCGGCTTGGAAGGTGGATTTTGGCACGGACCGTTCGCCTACATTCGTCGGCATCGCGGCGCACAATATCAGCGACGTGGGCGGGTCTGTTACGGTGCAGCATTCCAGCGATGACACGATCTGGTCAACGCTCCATTCTGAAACGCCAGCGGATAACGCGGCTATCGGGTTTCGGTTCGGCGCGACCACGGACCGCTACTGGCGCATCCTGCTATCGGGCCTGTCCGGTGATGTGTCCATTGGCGTGATCTGGATCGGGGCAGAGATCATCATCCCGCAGCGCATCTATCAGGGAACGCAACCGCCGCTGACAGCCAATGTGGTGAATATGGTTCCGCGCATGTCTGAGGGCGGGCAATTCCTGGGCAGCACGGTTATCAGCCGGGGCGCGACAATGGCCGCGCAAATTGATCATCTGCAACCGTCCTTTGTGCGGGGCACGGATTGGCTGGGGTTTCAGACGCGTTTCAACGAGGGGCGCGGTTTTTTCTGGGCATGGCGTCCGGGCAAATACGGGGATCTGTGGTGGGCCAAATCCGCAGGAACGCCCATTGCGCCCACAAACAGCGGCCCGAACGAATTGATGAGCTTGCAAATGCAGATGAGGCTATACCATGACTATTAAGCGGCCCCTGCAAATCATCGAGATTGACCTTGACCTGTGCAGTCGCGTGTTTGGATCATCGCCATGCACGGCGGCGCTGTCTTCTGATGTGCCGAATAAATGCTGGAATACGCGGGCAACCTGTGCTGACCCGGCGAATTATGCCACTGGAACGCCGCTGACGCTGCGCTTTTCTATGCCGCAAGATGGCCTGCCGAAAGGCGAGTTGATTTTTCCAGCGCTGGAAAGCCCGGCGGCTGGCACGTCAACGGAGATCAACCTTGGCGGGGTGGATCAACGCACCGGCGCGCTGGGCAGGCGTGAGACTGGTAGCATCACGCTGCGAGACTTCACCTTCCATGAGCGCGGGGTCGATCCATACGCCGCAGATCGGGTGTCGGGCGCGGCACAGAATAGCGGTGTCGGCTATGATCCTGCGGCGCGGTCCACATTCCTGCGCAAGACGCGGCGGCGCAACAGATACTACGAAGGCCGCGCGCT